TAAGGCTCCTTACTTTACCAGTATCCTCAAGGGTAGCACAGGTAACACTGTGGCATTTAATGATCTCAAAAATATCCTTGAAGGAACATCGGCAAATATTGACTATCGTAAAATCAATAAGAGTAGTAATGCTTGGTTTGATGCTTGGAAGGTAGTGTCCGACGAGGCTGCTGCTAATGGTACTCCGATAGAAAAAATGAGTTATCAAGATCAAAGAAAATGGCATCGTAAAGTTGCTGATATTGTTTTTGAGGCATCTCATAGTCAAGAATTACCAGTGTCTAATGATCATGCAATTACTGATCACGCAAAAGCTGTGCTTAAAACACTAAGTCAGGATAGGGTTGATGAATTAGTAAATAAGTATGGAGACAACAGAACCACTGGCGAACCTCAACCAGTAGCCACTCTCGCTGGTTCTGATATGCCTGTGTACGATCCACAAAAAGTTCTGCCAAGCGTTGATTTAAATGCCGACACTCAGCAGACGTTCCTTTTAAAGAAAACCGTAGAGTTCCTTAATCAAGTCTCTACACCTCTATGGTTCAGCAAGAATCATTTCTTGAGTCGAGCGGCTAGAGAACTGGCCGATGAGATTAGCGATAAGTTCTGTGTGGGTTGATTTTGAAGTGGCTACGGGGTATAATGTAGTAGTCCGTTGTACCTCGTAGCCCTTCATTTCTGGAGAATATAATGCATCAAGACCCTGAGCATGAAGATTATGATGATGATGACTACAATTATTATCCAGAATATAATGACTATGGATTTCCCTCTTATTCCAAAAAGTTTGATATAGATTGGGCAGCGTGGGAAAAGTGGCTGGCTGATACAATAAAAGAAATAGTTAACGAAGAAGATAATGTCTGGCTTTTTGGTAACTACAAAAAACTAAGCAAAAAGAATGATACCAATAACAAAAAACTAAGCGATAAATATTTTATGTATCTTGGAAGCAATACCAAAGATGAATCCATATGGAAATCAAAATATTTTATCAATCAGTCAATAGAACAAGAGTACAAAAATCACATATCACATCACGCAGCATATTTTTTAAAACAACCGTCTTACTACAAAGGAATGTTTGATATTCTGAATTAGAGGAAAATAATGAAAACTGAATGGCTAGAAATATCGGACCAAAATAAATTAATAGAATGGAGTCGTCGTTTTGTATACACTACATTTGGGTGCAATGATGATGAAAAATTTGACATTGAAGAGATTATAAAAGAAATGGATGCTTTGGATGATGAACATATACAAGAAATGGATAGAATCATTCCGTTAGTTGATACAAAAAATATCATGTCCCAATTCTTGAAAAAACGACGTAATAAAACTACGGGTAGAATTGGCTTATTTATTAAAGAAAATGACTACCAGATATTTTTAACAGAATTGAATCATAGGATGGTAAGCAATACTGTTTCGGGATTGGTTGCCAAAGGTTTATTGGAATCTGCGTTTGATAATGATAAGAATGAATTTGTTTTTTGGGTAAAAGGAAATAAAAATGGCGACACTTAGACCAACTACTTTTGATGATATTATTGGGCAATCTGACGTTGTGACAAGACTTAGAATTTTTGCTCACGGAGCAAAGACAGATGACCGTCCTATGCCTCATGTTTTAATTGACGGGCCTCCCGGTCTAGGAAAAACAACAATGTCCTGTGCTATTGCTAGTGAGTTAGAATCAGACTTGGTTGTGGCAAACGCAGCATCTATTCGTAGCGTCAAATCTATGACGAGATATTTGTTGAATATCACACATAAACAAGTGTTGTTTATTGACGAAATACACAGACTGCCAAAAATAGTAGAAGAATTTCTTTATCCCGTTATGGAAGATTTCAAAGCAAATGTGGTTATGGATAAAGAGCCAGAAGAAATTGATATCCCAAGATTTACTTTGGTCGGTGCAACTACTAGTGGTGGAAGTTTAAGCCAGCCTTTCTACGACAGGTTTGCTGTTAAAGAACATCTATCTTTCTATACTCCAGATGAGTTAGCTAAACTAGCAAGGTCGAATGCTGACAAGCTAGGCATTAATATAAGCGATACAAATCTGGCAGAGATAGCAAAAAGAAGCAAGGGTACTCCCAGAATTCTTAACGCTAGATTAGAATGGTATAAGAGTTATACTAATTTTTATCCTGGTAAAGATGATGTGGACGATATCTTTCTGGAACAAGGTATTGACGCAAGAGGTATGGATGAAAATGACAGGAAATATCTAGATGCTCTCAAAGGGAATATTGGAAATCCAATTGGAATTAAAAGTCTATCAAGTATGACTGGTATATCTATGGAGACTATTGAGAATAGTATAGAGCCGTTCTTGGTCAGGGCCGGATTTGTTATTAGGACACAGAAGGGTCGTATTATTAATAGCAAAGCCCTGTAATACCGTCATTGATTATATTAAGCAACACACTAAACTCGCCCCTATGGGGTGAGTTTTTTTATTGAATGGTGTAATTATACTATGGCTTAAAAGAGACACATAACTATGAATAACATTAATTTACTATCGGCGGTGTCTGTTTTAATATTTACACATATTTTTGTGTTTGCTATGGGTTTTGTTGTGGCTTTTACTTTTACAAACAGAAATGGTTCTTTAGGGTCAGATATGGCTGTACAGAGTTTTTTCGACAAACAAAAACAAAAGAAAGCTGAAAAAGTTAAGCAAATAAAAATAGACGATACTAAAGTTGTGTTAAATAAAGATATTAAGACAGATAATCTAGAGAAAAAATTTGATAAGTTAGGGACAAATACTAAATCCAAAAACGATATTGCATCTTCAGTAAATAAACTCAAAAATATGAGAGGTTAAGCATGAAAGGTTTAGACGTAGGCACTAGTTTTATTGTTATGTCATCACAAGATGGTGACGATATTAATTTTGTTGAATTCAGAGATGCTTTTTATGTCATCAAACCATCAACTCCAGTAGCCAATAAAATGATAGAAAAAGGCTTAAAGGGTAAAGTTTTCATTAAAGACAGTGACGGATCTTTTGTGATCTTAGGTAAAGACGCAATAGAAAAAGCTGTAGAAAGAAATGAAACAGCAAGAAGGCCCATGTACAGAGGTGTGGTGTCAGTAAAAGAAAAAGACGCTAAAAGAATTCTTGCATATATTCTAAAAGAGGTAGTGGGAGAAGCATCGGAACCGGGAGAGCAACTAGTTTTCTGCGTTCCTGCTCAACCAGTAGATCAAGAAGATGAAGATTTTGATGTCGGCTACCATGAAGATGTTGTTAAAAACATCTTATCTGAAGTGGGTTATGAAGCAAGAGCTATTAATGAAGCAGAGGCACTATGCTATGCTGAATTAGAAGATAGTGATTATACAGGCATTGGGGTTAGTTGCGGTGCTGGCATGACTAATGTTTGTGTTATGTTGAATGGTGAACCTACTGTGGTTTTTAGCACAACCAAATCTGGTGACTGGGTTGACAGAATGAGTGCTGTAGCCAGTGGTGAACCAGACAGTGTTGTTCAAGTAGAAAAAGAAAGCGGAGAGTTTACTGTCGGTGAACCAAACGAAAATCCTGTTTTAAGTGCAGTATCTTCATATTACGAAAGATTAATAGAATATACAGCCAAACAGCTTTCAGTAGCATTAGATGGACACAAAGCTCTTCCTAAGTTTAAACATCCTATTAAAATAGTGGTCGCTGGTGGAACATCTAAAGCCGATGGCTATGTAGAAAAATTACATGAAAAATTAATAGAAGCAGATTTTCCACTAGATATTGAAGTAGTCAAACACTCGTCTGATCCTCTGAGAGCAGTATCAAAAGGCTGCTTAATAGCTGCTCAGGTATTATAGTTATATGTTTAATATACTTAGTATATTTCATAGTCTTGCTAGGTCATATCGCTGGCGAACAGTGAGGAACGATTTTATTAAAAGTCATCCTCGCTGTGCTGCCTGCGGAAAAGATAAAAAACTACAAGTGCATCATATAATACCCGTAAGTGTTGACCCCTCTAAAGAATTAGACTATAATAACTTAATCACTTTATGTGCCAGCCCATGTCACCTATTGTTTGGTCACTTGAATGATTATAAAAGCTATAATAAAGATGTAAAAAAGGATTGTGCTTATTTTTGGCACAAAATTAAGTCAAGACCAAGATGGAAAAAGAAAAATTAGCAATATATGATGATGATAATACGCTATTATCATGTCCAATTAAATCACGTCTTGTTAATTGTTTACAAAACTTATACGATCTTTCTCTTGCTGAGAAGCCAAAAAATGCCATAGAGTCGTGGATAGTCGCTGAATATTTAAAAAATTTTCAAGGTAAGATTTTAATTTGGAATAATTTAAAGACAAGTTGTGCGTGGTTTATAGACTTATGCAAGAGATGCAATTGTGATTATGCTATTATAGAACGCAATTTAATGCCATCACAATTAGATGATTATTTTATGTTATTTGCTGGTGGTATATCTTTTGACTCTGTTAATCTCTATCCTAAATTTTTTCAAAAAGAAACATATCAACACAACATTGACTCTATAACTAAATATTATCAAGATAAAAACTTAATCAAAAAGTCATCAAAGAAAAAAATTGTTTTTGTGGGTCAGTTGGTTTGGGACAGTACAATGACTCATTTTTATAAACTGGATAGTTATGATAATCTCATCACTAATTATATAGTAGATAATAATATAGATACAGAACAGTACGAGATAGTGTTCTGCCAGCATCCTATACTAAATTTAAGACTTAAAGATAAATTAGATCAATATCCTGTTAACTGTAATTTAGTCACCAAATATAAGACATCCACTCAAGAAACCGTAGTAGAATGCTTAGATGCAGAAAAAGTGGTGACAATATCTAGTACTATTATATATCAACTAATGGCTCTAGGAATAGATGTTGAAATTTTAGGCCAAGGAAGTAGAAAGTTCCCTGCTTTAAGAAATTGGGATAAACTCGACCAATGTTTTAGTACTATTATGGATTTTCAGTTTTCTATAAATGATAAACCAGAAAGAATTAAAAATATTATAAATCGAACCATCAGTATAACAAAGGAGACATTATGAAAGCTGGTAAGGTGTGGGGAGGTACTGAGTTACTTCATGCTAACGGAGTATTAGAATTCCATAGAATAAATTTCAATAAGGGCGGTGTTTGTTCTAAGCATAAGCATGAGTTTAAGTGGAACGGATTTTTTGTTGAAAAAGGTAGAATGTTGGTTAGGGTTTGGCAAAAAGACTATGATCTTGTAGACGAGACAATACTGGGACCGGGTGATTTTACAAGGGTAAAGCCAGGTGTATATCATCAATTTGAAGGGTTAGAAGATGGTGTAGCTTTTGAATTATACTGGGCAGAGTTTAATCATAATGACATTGTTAGAGAATCGTGTGGTAAAATAATATAAAATACATGTTACCAAATCATTTAGGCGGCATGGGTTTGTCTTTAATAGAAAGTAGATTTAGGGATGGATAATTGTATTCAACTATTATTAAATGAACACAATTCGAAAGACATGTGGGTAAAATATTTAGCTAAATATTTTTCGACACATAATGTAAATCATATCGTTTATAAAGCCAGCACAGATTTATCAAAATTTAATATGAATAGTGGACCTGCTATTATTCTAGGTCTAATGAGAGGATCAGAAATAATATTAGATTTATTTATAAGACACAAGCAGAAATTTTATTATTTTGATCATCCATACTTATGGCTTGATGATAGAGGCACTTTTAAACAGTATTGGAAAAGATTTTGTAAAAATAATTTTGCTAAGAATAAACTTGAAGACTTATCAAAAATAGACAAAAAACATATGCAAAGAATACGCAATAACGGATTAGAAAGACACTTAAAATCCATTAAATCTTGGAAAAAAAACGGATCATATATTCTTGTATGTCCATCGTCAAATAGAATTATGTCAAGAATAGAACAGCAAAGCATTACAGAGAAAGAGTGGGTTCGCAAAACAGTAGCAACTTTAAAAAGTTATACAGATCGAGAGATCATTGTTAAGGAAAAAAATAATGGTAAAAGTATAAAAAATTATTTAAATGATAATTGTTTCGCTTGCGTCACATACACATCTATGGCTGCTATAGAATCTTTACAAGAAGGAATTCCTGTTTTTTGTCATCCTCAATCTCCAGCATTTCCTCTATCTTTATGCGATTTATCAAAAATAGAACATCCTATTTACCCTGATAATAGAGATCAATTAACTAAAACATTACTATTAAATCAATTTAATAAGGAAGATTTTTTAAGTGGGTTAGCGTGGAATTTCGTGAATGGGAGCGATAAATGAATATTAAAGTAGTGACAACATACAATAATAAACTGTACAATAAATATGCTTATAGGTTTTTTGATACATATAATTGGCCTTTTGAAATTATATCATATAATGAAGATAAAAATATGTTTAATTTAATTCCAGAGTGTAAGAGCTTTATTAATAGAAACGCAAACAGACAGGTGAAAAATTTTCGTTTTGATGGAGTAAGATTTTGCTATAAAGTGTATGCATATACACACGCTATTCTTAACGAGAATGTTGATGGACTTATATGCATGGATTCTGACTGTGTTTTTTACGAGCCTATTGATATAAATTTTATTAAAAACCATCTTCACAAAGACGATCATATGATGGCTTATATGGGAAGATATCTGTTGTATAGTGAATGTGGTTTCTTATATTTTAATTTACAGCATCCAGAAACCAAAAATTTTGCTAGAGAAATGCAAGAAATGTACAACGAAGATAAAATATACAAATTGAATGAATATCATGATTCTTTTGTATGGGATACTGTTAGGAAAAAATTTGAGAGAAATCGAGGTGTAAAGAATATAGATATTACTCATAATTCTAAGAGAGATCATCCACAGGCGAGTAGTATTTTGGGTAAGTATTATGATCATTGTAAAGGTGATAGAAAATTAGAAGGTAAAAGTCCAGAAAACAAATACTCAAAAATGGAGAAAAAATGAAACAAATAAAAGGATGGTGCATACCTAAATGGGACAGTCATTTTGAACATACTCTACAATTACAAAAAGATAGCAATAAATGGCAATATCAACATAAACAGAGACAATATTCATTAAGTTTTGTTAATAGCTGGAATCTTGCATTAGATATTGGTGGTAATGTAGGATTTTGGTCGCAAGATTTATGTAAGAGATTTGATCAAGTATGGGCTTTTGAGCCACATCCAGACAACATAGATTGTTACAAGGAGAATATGAAAAATTTTAATAATTGGCGTTTGGAGGAGCTTGCTTTATCTGATCATTTAGAAAAAAACGCAGTGTTATTTGCTAGCCCAGATGAAAGTGGTAATATTAGCTTAAACTCTCATGGGGTGACGCACGGCAGTTCTGCGAGAGTATTGAAAGAGGGTAGGCTTACTACTACATATACAGAAGTAAGAACACTAGATAGTTATATTAACGAATTCTCTGGTCAGAATATTGATTTTATAAAGGTAGATTCTCAAGAGCATGAAAAAGAGATTATGCTAGGAGGTTTGGAATTGTTAAAACAACACGAAGCGGTTATAGTGTTAGAACTGCAATGTAGAAATAAAAAAGAAAAAAAATATCATGATGATATTGTTGATATATTAAAAGACATAGATTATTACAGAAGGGGAAACTGTGTAAAAGAAACCGTATTTACGAAAGGAAAACAATGATTAATATTTTTATCGGCTATGATTCAAAAGAGCGGGTTGCTTTTAATGTATTATCTTACAGTATATTGAAAAATAGTAGCAAGCCTGTGGCAATAACTCCTATCAATTTAGATAATATCAAAGATGATTTTGTTAGAGAAAGGAATAACTTGTCATCTACAGAATTTTCTTTTAGTCGATTTATTATACCACACCTTATGAATTATCAGGGTTGGGCGTTATTTATGGATTGCGATATGTTGATGGTTGATGACATTGCTAAATTATGGCAGTTACGGAATGATGCATATGCTGTGCAGGTTTGCAAGCATAATTATACTCCTAAAAATCAAACTAAATTTCTCAATCAAGTACAGACAGTCTATCCAAAGAAGAACTGGTCATCAGTAATGCTAATGAACTGCAAGAAGTGCCACACTCTCACTCCAGACTACGTTAATAAAGCCAGCGGGTTGGAACTGCATCAGTTTAAATGGCTGGAATCTGAAGGTCTAATAGGAGATATTCCTTTAGAATGGAACTGGCTTGCTGATGAGTATGAACACAAGAACGATGTATATAATATTCATTATACAGAAGGTGGGCCTTATTTTGAGGCATATGCCAATTGCGATTATTCTGAAGAATGGTTTAAGTACTACGAAGAATGTAGTACAATTAACTTAAGTTAATAATTTTAACCAATATAGTTTAAATAGTGTATAATAATATTAGCTATTAAAGAGGTGTTCTATGAAAGCTAATATTTTATCGTGTTTAATATGCCTGTCTGTCTTTTTTTTCTCTCAGTTTCTATTGGCAGGTACTCACAGACCAGACATAAAAGATTCTGAGTTCTTAAAATACGGATCTAGATTTAAATGTGTTATGCCAGTAGTGGCTAATATCGACAGAGATAACGAAAATCTGGTTGGTATGGGTTCATGTGTGGTCATTAATGAACACTGGTGCATAACAGCTGCTCATGTTGTTCAGCCAGCTTTTAGGATTACTGTTTTTGTAAATGGTAAGAAATTCATCATCGATAAAGCAATTATCAACAAAAATTTCAAAATGGAAGCTAAGATTCCAAGCGATAGCGATATAGCGCTATTATACTCCAAAAAATCTTTTGGAGAAGTCTATTGTCCTGAACTGTACTCACAAACTAATGAAAGATCTAAAATCTGTACCGTGGCCGGATTTGGGTATACAGGTAATTTTATTAAAGGAATAGACACAAAACATGACTTCAAAAAAAGAGGCGGGACTAATACTGTTGATCGAATTGAATATGGTATGCTTTCTTGTAATGCCAGTAGAAACGGTACTAGATTAGAATTTTTAATAGCAGAGGGTGACAGTGGAGGTGGGTTATTTATAAATGGTAAATTAGCAGGAATTGCTTCTGTTATTTTTACTCTGCCAAGAAGGGCGAAAGGTGTATATGGAGATTCAGCAGGTTTTACAAGAATATCATCACATTTAGAATGGATAGAAAAACATGTTAAATAGTAGAAGAAGCTGCGGTTTATTGCCCCATATTAGAGAAGATGTGAGTGGTATGAATTATGGTGCTGGCCAAGTCATGGGCTGGGAAATTATCAAGTTTAATATTAAAAATCTATGGCCTAAATCTAGTGGTTCTGGAGTAAAAGTGGCTGTTATAGATACTGGATGCGATTTAGATCACCCAGATTTAAAAGGCAGTCTGATAAAAGGCAAAAATTTTGTAGAAAAAAATCAAGATCCTATGGATAGAAATGGTCATGGTAGCCATGTTGCTGGTACTATAGCGGCCGATAATAATGGGTATGGAATGGTCGGTATAGCTCCTGATGCGAAAATAATTCCTGTTAAATCTTTAGGAGATAATGGGTCAGGAGATATAAATAATGTTATAGATGGTATTTTATGGTCTGTAGATAATGGTGCAGATATTATTACAATGTCCTTAGGAAGTCAATTTTCTAGCGCAAGATTATTACAGGCTGTTAGGTATGCTGACTCTAAAGGGTGTTGTGTTTTCTGTGCCGCTGGAAACTCTGGACCTAGTGTGGATATTATGTATCCAGCAAAATATGCTCAAACAATTAGTATTGGAGCAATTGATAGAAATCTAAATCGTACTAGCTTTAGCTGCAGTGGAAATAGCTTAGATTTCTTAGCCCCTGGTCAAGATATATTCAGTTGCGTACCGGGAGGATACGCTATGATGAGCGGCACTAGTATGAGCAATCCCTTTGTCGCTGGTTATGCTGCTCTTTATCTTTCACACAAAAGAAAATACAATAAAAATATTAAGCTAAAAACTACAGATTATATTAAACACTTCAAAAAAAGTGTTTTACATCTAAAAAATCCAGACTATGCCAATCAAAAACGTTACGAGGGCTATGGAATAGTAGTACCTAAACTCTAAGCCTTTTGGCGACATACCCATACAACAGGAAGAAAATCTTCTTGCATGTAAGGTCTTAGATTTTGTTTTTGACATACTTCATCTATATGGCTATCATCTATTTCCAACCAATCCCACGTTTTATTCATGATGTTGGCTTTGAAATATTCTAGATTAGGAGAGTAATCGTGAGCCATGATTATATCGTGCTGCTTAAGATAAGGGGCTAGTAACTGAAATTCATATCTTTTAGCTCCACCATCACACAAAACTATAGTCGGTCCTTCAGATTGTATAAATGGAATTACTATATCTGGATTAGCTATTTGAAGATAGCTACCAGAAAAAATATTATCATAACTTAAATCTATACCTTCTGTTTTTTCTAGTGTTACATGGCTATCGAATTTTATTACATCAAATGTTTTAATTTGCGAATCTTGCAAACCTATTTCATTAAGAGCATCTCTGAGATATAATGTTAGGCCGCCGTGAGACGTGCCTATTTCAACGATTCTTGCCGGTTTAACCTCTGATAATAACTTCTTAAAAACATTAAAGGCGTCTTTGTGCTGCATGGCCAGCGTGTCTTTGTAGATACAGCAACCGGTAAGATGATTACCATCCTCGTCTAGATAACCACCACCTTCCGCCAAATACCGACCCATTTCATCTGTTTTTCTTTCACTCATTGTAATTCCTCGAATGTGTTATAAAACATTTTTTTATTTCTGATCATTTTCTTAAAAACATCTCCGCTATCTTCATGATTCCATACTTGAAAAGTAATATCGTTAAAATTTTCTGGATTTTTATGATGAACTTGAGTCATAACAGATTCCTCAAGAGGTAGTGTTTTATTTTTATCTACATAATCATGAAAAGAAGTCAACACCTGATTAGAAAAGTCTTTACACTGTTTTGTTTGACCTCCAAACATACCTCCAATAATCAAATACTTCGAACGCACAATCCTGCTTTCTACATGAAATTCTGGACTATTATTCATCTTAAAAACAGTTACTTTTCCATTAGAAGATAACTTATTGACATTGCTAAGCCATTTGTTATTGAATAAGCTTACTTCAGAATATTGTCTCATACCAGTTTTTTCAGTAATGTATCTATTGGGAAATAAAGCACTACTAGATAAGCCTATATCAATATAGTATGTATAAGGGTGTTTAAAGGTTTCTATTGTTTTATTCAGTGTAATGAATTTAGCATATTGAACATCATAAGATCTAAAAGTGCCGCTAGAGATGCAAGAATCTTTTCGTATATTGTATATTTTTTCATACAGTGGACTAGTTTTTAGATCAAAGTCTTCTATATGAATTCTATCTAATTCTTTAGGGTTGTCTCTAAAATATTTTTTAGCTATATTCCATAGCCTATCTATATCTTTTCCATGAGAATAAACAACTAATTCAGCATCAATTTTTAGTAATGACTCAAAACCATGCAAATATCTATGCAGAGGATTTTGACGTCCACCAAATTCTGTTTTATATAGGTTTGTGTAACAAACCATAGAAAAAACTGTATCCATTATGGAAGAACCCCAGAGATTTGATCGCACCAGCCCTTAGATGTACTATGAGGCCAAACCACCCAACTTCTTGGCTTGATATCAGTTGGAAATTCTCTCCAAACTTTGCAATAGCCATCTGGATCGTTTTTCATTCTTTCTATTTCATCAGGGGTTGCGTCTTTACGATACAGATCTTGGTTTTGATCGTCCTTAAACACCACGCACCAGAAATCATAATCTTTTTCTGGAACCTGATCATACCCAATATCTATACAATGTTTGAATATTTTCAAGAATGAATTTTCATATTCTTCGTCAGTCTTGAAAGGATACGGATTTGGTGGTTCTTTATGCTCTAATGTGTATTGCTGTATAGCTCTTTTACCAAAACACACCCCGCTATATTTTTCGTAATCTTTCAGAGTTCTAACAGTACCAAATCCATATTCTCCAAAATCAATATCTTGAACTTCTCCATCCATACCAAATAGTTTTCGGTTTCTTAGGTGGCAATTATTATTTCTTTGGGGCCATATAGGATCATCATCCCACTGTTTCGATCTTCCTTTTCTAGTATATTCGTGCCATGCTATTAACTTATGAGGATGGAACAGATCATAACCGTGGGTGAATGCTCTAACCGCTATACTAATTTCTTCTCCATGGAAATAGTATTCTGGATCGTGCTTTACTTCAGTACAAAACTGACCAACAGTAAAAGCAAAATGTGCGCTATAAAATCTAGCCCTAACAGGTCTATCCTTATCGTTAAAAGAGTCGAAACTAGCAGGCAAAAAGAATATCGCCCCTTCTGGAATGAACCTGTCAAAATTCATCTTCCAAGGTTCTTGTACTCTCGCTGCTGGTTCATTGTCAGGATCGAAGCTAGGTATATAAGCAGTTATTAGAGGTTTTTCATGCCCCTCCTTCTGCAAGCCCTTTAACATATCTATAGATACTTGATCCCAGTCAGGAACAAATCTATGATGACTATCTATTTGTAGCGTATAATCTTCGTCTTTATATAATTGTTGTACGGCGTGTCTGGCCCAACAAACACCTTTACTGTCTTTATAATTAATGTCTAAGATTCTAAATCTACTATCATCCTTATACTCATCGAGATTATCCCAAGCGTCTTCTGGATGGTGCTGCCAAGCAATGCCTATCCTCAAGTTTTCTGGGTGTTTAGCATTTTCTATCATGCTTTTTAGTGTTGGTAGTAATTGCGGGTCTCTGTAAGAAGCAATCTGTACGAAAATCAAATCGTTCTTTTTTGTCGAAGCTTTAGTTTTTTTTGGGGAAGTTGTTTTTCTAGTTCTCTTTGCGCTCTGACGCTTCATAATGATGCACCCTGTTATGTGTTATTGGACTTGCGAGTAAAATAGCTGGTCTAACCTTTTGTTCTTTTGTCAAAGTGTAAATATGACTCATCCAAGTCTGTTCATAAGGATGAGCCCACTCTGTGTCAAGAAAACATTTCTGATTTCCCTCTTGTGATATAATATGAGGCCAATTAGAATAGTAAATCTCTCCTTCTACATAAGGAGTCTTGTTTACTGTTTTTATGTTAGTAAAATTCGTTAAAGGTCTATTGTTCCTTTCTCCAAAGTATTCTATTTTCCTATCTCCTGGCACATTATGCCAAGACCATTGTTCGGAATTGTCTCCAAAAAATTCAGCAAAACTGAACTTCAAAAAATCATAATCTTCTTTATCCATAATCCTAATCAAAGTGTCGTATAAATTTGGCACATATTTCTTAAAGCCTACCTTGCAATATCTATTTTTGGATAAATCGATTAACATATCATCCTCAAAGAAAAACATGTATTTAGCTTTAGACTCTTTGAAATGTTCTGCGGCTAACTGTCTTGCTCTATTGATGCCTATATTCCCCTGTTTAATTTGTTCAAAACCGTATTTTTCACAAATTTCATCGTACTTGGGCAAAAGTTCTTCTTTAGTCGTGTTATTGATAAGAAATTTCTTAGTTTTGCTTAAGAATTTGGGCTCATGCTCTTCGTAAGATTTACAAACCATTTCCATCTGTTCTGGCGAGTTAAACCCAACCATATACAAATTCACATCTTCTGTTTCATGTATTTTACGTTTGACATAATCTGAATTTAATTTTACTTTATCGTCTTTAACATTTTCAAAAAAATGACCTAGTAGACCATTATCAAGAATAGACTCGTATTGATATACTTCTGGCTGTAAATAAGTCATCAGAGTAAAGATACTTTCTTCAGTACCCATATAACCCTCGTTTAAACTGTCTCTTAACAGCCCATAATATAAATCATTAGCCCCTGGTAGCTCATCCTTATGCCCACCAAAAAAACCACCTCTAGCAACCCTATTTACCTTTTCATTGTTAGCAAATTTTCTCATAGCCTTAATATCAAAGCCATGAATCTCACTTTCTGTTTCATATGGGAAGCATACAAAAAAGAATTTCCTAACAAATTTTTCAATCTTCTCTATAACTTTGTCATGGCTAAAGTAGCCTGGGTGAACAGTATTGGCTATCCCACCATCTATCCAGAAATAATAATCGGTATCAAAAGGATTGAAACATTTAGCATTATGTAGCATAAACATCTTACTCATAACCATAGGATTGTACCATTCCATTTTAGCTTGAGTACTTTCCTTTAACCATCCAACCTGATTGTACCAGTCAGGGCTAGTCCTTACCTCTTGAACCTTGTCATAAAACGGAAAGAAATTACTATTAAAATTTTCCTTAGGATGATTATATATTACTGTATTTTTTTTACTCTTATCTCTAACCTCCCATACTATATCTTCATGTTTTTTGTCAATAAATATAGCCAGATAATGATCATTTGTTGCAGAGAGGAGTTTCTTAAAAGCTTCCACATAATGCTCAAAGCTTCTACTCCATCCTTCTCCTAATTCTGATCTTCCTAAATCCCATATTCCGGTTACTAGTGTTGTATTTTTCATATCTTTCTTTTTTATCAAGAGTATCTTAAGTATCACCCTCTGCATAATATATAATATTTCTACGCATCGGTGTCAAGAAAAAAAATCTTGACTTTGATAGATAAAGAGATACAATAAGTTAGTTGGTTGGCAAGAAAAACAGCTTAAAAGAGGAAGGAAATGACAAAAAAGCAACCAAAAAGAAAAAAATACTCTAATGATTACGAAGACACAAATCTAGAAAGGAAGAAAAAAATAAGCTTTAAAAAAGATAAGCAAGACAAATACGAAAAAGACGCAGAGGACGAATGGGAGGATTATCAAAAATATGGATACACTCCTAAGAATTAAAACATTTATAAAATCCTTACTATTCCATGTGTGGGCAGGATTCCCTAAAGCTAATCAAAATGAGATATGGCACAGGTACTCTATATGTACAAGGTGCGAGCATTTTGACGACAAAGAAAGCGTTTGCAACATGTGCGGATGTAATATTACGCATAAGAAACAGTTTCTTAATAAGTTAGCATGGGCTGATCAAGAATGTCCAGATAAAAAATGGAGCAAAATATACAGGAGCCAGAAATGACCATACAGAAACGAAATCCAGAAAATTATAGGCTGACATTAATAAGAAATAAAACATTCTTACAGAACGTTTTT